AAACATTCATTTAATCGAGAGATCTTTGGTTGTATTACTAGAAAGGCATCATTTGAGGACAGACTATAGCATCAACATTTTGAGACACCTTATCGTAAAAATAATCTACACTACTCTGATCCAATTTTCCTGTATCTTTGCTTTACACCACCTTGCATCATTTCTAGTTCCAAGGAAGCTCTTTCAAATCATATCTCAAAAAAGAGTCATAAGCTTCAGCATCTAATTTAAATCCGCTCTTAGATCCAATCATAATCAACTTTTAATCCTAAATGGTCTATCTTACGACAGGACTTACCCTACTCATCAATTCATCCTTGAGATCAGAAAAGAAGGTTCAATAGTTATTTCAAATAATAGGCAAGTCAAACATAGTATCCTCTATCAACACAGATTGAGTAAAATAAAGCAGGAAAGTACGAACCAAACTAGTTATGACTGCTCCAAGAGCTATGGGCCACATCCAAGGCATGAAGATAGCAAAACCGAAAGAACACAAATGAGCAACTAGTTAGAAAATGCTTCAAGCGTTTTACGCAAACATCTAAACTTATAAGTAATATCTCTTCTTCTTTACTATAGTTGTATTCTTGTATATAGGATCTAAGATATTCTAATGACCCTATGACATAAGCCAAAATTCAGGCTGACAGAATTATTTAGTCAATAGATCATTATAAGCCATGGTGATTCTTTTAGAGGCTCTCTCAGTCGGGGTAATTCGAGAATCGAAGAAATTAGCCTGAGGAAAACCTTAATCATTAGAATGCCCCTAGACTACATAAAAATTGTCGTTGTAAGATCTAGAGTTGTACTAACCAGAGAAGAAACGAATCCAGCCAAAATCCACAACAATTTCAGAAAATTTCACTCCAATATTTCTATGAGAATAGACATTTTTACTTCCGTTGGTTTACATGTTAATCCAACTTTCTCGGGAGCCTTCAGGAGTATATACTGAATACTCACCCTCCTAGCATGGTAACAAATAACGTCCGGGTGACTGTTCAAAAAGAAGTCCTGAAACGTAAAAAGAAGCTCAATTCTACACTGGAACATTCGGCAAATAATAATGCACATCATTCATCAAGTAATGGAAATCCTCAAGATTATAATTCAGTGCCTATCTCAATGCTCTGTATTTGAAGTCGTTACAGAAATTCTAAAGGGTATCACAGACTAAGATGCACTAAACATTGTAAGTGTTGTTCAAGCAATCCGAATTATTATTAAAATAAATTTGATCATATTCAGACAAATTAGGACGGATTGCAACATAACTTCCTGGAAGAGGGCCCAAAATCTAAGAATCGTTTAAGAAAGGATGATTGAAGACTAAAGGTTAGATATTCTAACCAGGTGCGGCTCTTCTACTCATGAGCTTGAAAAATTGCTTGAATTTACTTCCTACATCCAGAATAATACCATTCTTTCT